GGGGGGGGACCCCCCTCGGCGCCTGCGGCGCCGAGCGGTTGCCGTCCGCGCGCACCTCGGCCCCGGTTTTCACCATTTCGGAACGGTGGCCATTTTCCGGCCACCCCTGTCTACCAGGGGAGACACCCCACGGCGGGGCCGCCGTCCAGGCCGCCCCCAGGCCGCGCCCCATTTTCCGGAATCGCGAATCGAAAAACCCGGATGGGGCGCCCCATCACCGCCCCAAGTCCAGGCCACACTAGGCGCATGGGACGACGCGGGCCGGCGCCCGAGCCGACGCGGCTCAAGCTGATTAAGGGCACGAAGCCCTACCGGATAAACACCAATGAGCCCCAGCCGCTCGCCCTCGCGATAAACCGCCCGGAGTGGCTGAGCCCGCTCGCCGGCGAGGAATGGGACCACGTAGCCCCGCACCTAGTCGCAATGGGGACGATCACCGACGCCGACCTCGCCGGGTTCGCGATCTACTGTGAGGCCGTCGCCCGCTGGCGGCGGCTCGCCGAGCTGGTCGCGCAGTCGCCGCCGGTCGTCAACCGGGACGGCGCGGTGGTCAAGAACCCGGTCTATGCGCAGGTCCGGGACGCCGCCGCCGAGGTCCGGCTCTGGGCTCGCGAGTTCGGGCTCACGCCGAGCGCGCGGGCCGGCATCCGGGTTGAGGTCGCGGTCTCCGGCGACGCGGGCCGGCTCCTGACCAATGGCTAGGCGCCGCTGGACCTGGGCCGTCCTCCTGGTGGGGGTCGCGGCTATCTCTGCCGCCGTAACGCTGATCGTCCTCGACCTGATCGCCGAGCCGCGCGACCGCTGGGCGGCGCTCTGCTTCGCCGCCGGGTCGCTCGCCGGCGCGGCCTGGGACCGCTACGGCCGTGGCCGCTAGCGTCCCGGTCTGCGGGTTCCGGTTCGACGGCCGGACCTGCCGTAAGCGCGGCGCGCACCGCTGCGCGGGCCGGACCGGGCACGTCGTCGCGTTTTTCACCGAGCTGCTCACCCACACCAAGGGCCGGTGGGCTCGGCGCCCGTTCGTCCCGGCCGCCTGGCAACGGCGCCGGGTCCTCGCGCCCCTGTTCGGGGAGGTCCTCTACGATCACGCGCAGGGCCGCTACGTCCGGCGCTACCGGACCCTCTACCTCTACGTCGCCCGCAAGAACGGCAAGACCGAGCTGCTCGCCGGGATCGTGCTCTACCTGCTCGTGGCCGATGGCGAGACCGGCGCCGAGATTTACGGGCTCGCGCTCGACCGCGACCAAGCCGGGCTGGTCTACCGGGTCGCGCGGCAGATGGTCCGCAACTCTGCCGAGCTGACCGCGCGGCTGACGGTCGTCACGTCCGCGACCCGGATCGTGGACGAGCAGACCGGCTCCCTCTACGCCGTCGTCGCCGGCGACGCGGCCGGGTCGCTCGGCTTCGACCCGTCCGGGGCCTACATAGACGAGCTGCTCACCCAGCCGAATCGCGAGCTGTACGACACGATGCGGACCAGCTTCGGAGCCCGCGCTCAGCCGCTCCTGCTCCTGGCGACGACGGCCGAGAATGACCCGGGCGGCTTCGCCGCCTCCGAGCGCGAATGGTCCGAGCGCGTCCTCGCCGAGCCCGCGCTCGACCCCGAGCGGCTCGTGGTGATGTACGCGACGCCGGACGGCGCCGACTGGACGAGCCCGGCCGCGTGGAAGGCCGCCAACCCCGCGCTCGGCGACTTCCTAGAGCTGCGGACCCTCGCGGCAGAGTGCCGGGTAGCGCAGGGCAACCCGGCCGCCGAGCGCGCGTTCCGCCAGTTCAGGCTCAACCAGCCCGGCAACAAGATCGGCCGGGCCATCGACCTGACCGCCTGGGACGCGAACGACGGCCCGGCGCCGGACCTCGGCCGGGCGGTCTGCTACGCCGGGCTCGACCTCGCGAGCACGTCCGACCTCGCGGCGTACTGCCTCGACTTTCCCGCCGCCGATGGCGGGCACGATCTCATCTGGCGGCACTTCGCCCCGGCCGCCGCGCTCCGCGAGCTGTCCCGCCGGACCGCCGGCGCCGCCGACGTGTGGGTAGCTCAGGGAGTCCTGACGCTGACCGAGGGCAACGTCATCGACTACGGCGCGATAGTCGCCGCGCTGAACGCCGACCGCGAGCGCTACGACATCCGGGAGGTCGCGTTCGACCGGTGGGGCGCAACCCAGCTCTCCGCTCAACTGCTCGATGACGGCTGGCCGCTGATCGCGACCGGCCAGGGCTACGCGACGATGGCGCCGCCGACCGCCGAGCTGCTCCGGCTCATCCGGGCCGGGAAGTACCGCCACGCCGGGAACCCGCTCGCCCGCTGGCAGGCCGGCAACGCCGTCACCCGCGCCGACCCGGCGGGCAACCTGAAGATCGACAAGCAGCGGAGCGCTGAGAAGGTGGACGGCATCGTCGCCGCCGTCATGGCCCTGGACCGCGCGATCCGGCAGGAGGCGCCCGACGACTACGCCGCCGCCGGGTTCTGACGTTTCCTACAACCCGGCCTGGACCGCCATCCAGGCCGGGCTATGGGAAAGCTACAACAGGGCGGCTACCCTGCGGGGTGTGACCTACCTGGACGACCTCCGGGGCCAGGCGCAACGGAAACTCGCCTGGCAGGCCGGCCGCGCCGAGCGGTATCAGCGCTATTACGGCGGGGAGTCGCCCGTCATAGCGCTGCTCGACACCGCCGAGCGCGAGACGTTCACCACGTTCCTGCGCGAGTCGCAGGCGAACTGGTGCGAGCTGGTCGTTAACGCCGTCGCCGAGCGGCTAACCGTCGTCGGCTTCAACTTCGGCGACTCGACCGATGCGGCCTGGGCTCTGTGGCAGGCGAACTGCCTCGACGCCGACGCCGAGCTGGTCCAGACCGACGCTCTCGTGGCCGGCTCCGCGTTCGTCCTCGTGCAGCCCGACGACACCAACCCGGCCGGGGTGTCGATCACCGGGGAGAGCCCGCTAGAGGCAACCGTCGTCTACGCGCCGGGCAACCGCCGGCTCCGGCTCGCCGGCTACAAGCGGTTCACCGACTGGTGGGATGGTGACGGCTCGGTCACCGAGGTACTTGTCACGCCCGACATAATCGCGACCTGGCCGCCCGGCCGGAGTACCGCCGCGCCGCTGATCGAGGCGAACCCGGCCGGGGTCGTCTCGCTAGTCGAGATGCGCCCGCAGCCCCGGACAGTCGGCCCGCCGCACTCCGAACTAGATCCCGCGATCCCCATTCAGGACCGCATCCATACCACGATCTTCAACCGGATGGTAGCCACCGACTACGGGGCGTTCAGGCAGATATGGGCGACCGGTATCCGCTTGGCGCGGCAGGTCGTGACCGGCGACGACGGGACCAGCACGACGACGGTCGTCGCGCCGTTCGACATCGGCGCCAACCGGCTCCTGACCAACGAGAACCCCGAGGGCAAGTTCGGCAGCTTCCCCGAGTCAACGCTCGGCGGCTACCTCGGCGCGGTCTCGGCCGACGTGAACCACCTCGCCGCGATCACCCAGACGCCGCCGCACTACCTACTCGGCCAGATCGCGAACCTGTCGGCCGACGCGATCAAGGCCGCCGAGACCGGGCTCGTGTCCAAGGTCTCCCGCCGAGCCCTGCACATCGGCGAGACCTGGGAGACCGTGATGCGGCTCGCGCTCGCGATGGTCGGCGACCCGGGCGCCGCGATGCTCGGCGCCGAAGTCATCTGGGCCGACTTTGAGACCCGCTCCGAGGGCCAGCGCGTCGATGCGCTTACCAAGATGGCGACGCTCGGGGTCCCCCAGGAAGTCCTCTGGCAGCGCTGGGGCGCGACTCCCACCGAGATAACCGAGTGGAAGCGCATGAACGCCGAGAACCCCCCGACGCCGCCGGTCACCGAGCGGGTGTCGGTCACCGAGCCCGCGCCCCCCGAGACCGCCCCCGTCTCCGCACCGTAAGGGAACCACGCGATGACCAGCCCCGTCCCGCCGCTGCCCTCCCAGGTCGGCCAGCCCGACCCGGCGCCCGCTCCGGCGCCCGCGCCCGCTCCGGCCCCTGCGCCCGGCCCGGAGCCCGCCGCTCCGGCTGCGCCGGTCACCCCCGAGCCCGGTAGCGACGCTGACGAGCTGCGCCGCGCTCTGGAGCGCGAGCGCGCGAAGGGACGCGAGACCGAGAAGCAGCTCGCGCAGCTCCGGGCCGCGCAGATGACCGACCAGGAGAAGCTAGTTGCCCAGGCGCGCGAGGACGGCCGCAAGGAGGCCGCGCTCGCTACCGGGGCGATCCTCGCCGCCGCCGAGTTCCGCGCGCTCGCGGCCGGCAAGCTCGCCGACCCGGAGAAGATCCTCGCCGATGGCGACCTGAACCTGGCCCGGTACGTCAACGAGGACGGGACCGTAGACAAGCGGGCTCTCGGCCGGCTCGTGGAGCGGCTCGCCGCCGCCGCCGCGCCCGC